GGGGGATGCCCCATTGTGACTGCCTTCATACCAAAGGAAGCAAGAGACTCAGGCTTCGCTACTTCTTCTTCGGGGCGATATTCACGGCATTGCTTACCGTCACCCCTTGTATAAAGCTGAGTGCCCACACGGGCGGCTTTACACCACACTTTCAGATAACCTTCATCTGATATTTCAGACTTAGAAATCTGGCCGTAATCGTAGCGAGATACTGTCTCCATAACTTGATACTAACTAAGTTTAACGAAGTCAGTATTACTAACACGATTCATGCGGTATGAATCAATGTCAAGTTGCAAAGAGCTAGCTGTATCTGTGATCAAGTACTGATCCCATTCAAAGCTATTGTGTTGTTTTCTGAGACGTTTTCCTGGTGGATACCAATGAAGATGGCCTGTATGGACATCATCCATGGGAAGCATCCAAATACGTTTATATTCCAGTGAAACGATACCAAAGTAGTCAATTTCACCGGGACGATACTTTCGCTTCTTGCCAGCACCATTGGTTCTGAGGTCAGACACGAAGTGCCCCGTGGATGCGACCATTGTTTTCACATTGACGCGAACAAGAGATCCACCCCACTCCACAATGAAGTCAATTCTATGCAGATCGTGTTTAGGAGAAGCGATGAACGCACCCTTATCAAGGAAATGACCCTCGAAAAAGTGCTCCCCTTGAGCTCCTCGTGTTAGAGAAGTATGGGGTTTTTTGGGGCTGATTAAGGTCAATAGGCCAGATCAGTTAGACCTATGTAGCAGATATCAGAGAGGTTTGATTTGAGTCATGTATATAGTCGCCAACAAAAGTGAAAGCATCCATGATATGCCGAATGTGAGTACAGGAAGGTACATCAGTAACGAGGCTTCTTGTAGCTGTCCATAATCTTGGCCATGCGCTCTGCCACACTCTTAGTGCGTGCATGCCCGTCCTTATAAAAAGATCCGAGATCACGACGACGCTTGGTAAGACGAGGTGTTGCGGCTTTTTTTAAAGCCTCACTAGCTGTAGAGCCTTTGTTGACCATTCGCTCTGCCTTTAAACCAACTGCGCGTAGATCTCGTAGCTCAGGTCTGGCAAAATTCTCCTTGTTTTTACGCCTGATCTCAGACAGTCGTTTCGTGAGAGACGTTTCCTTCTTGCCTGGTACAGAAGGTGCGCTGCGTAATTTGAAAGTGCTTGGATTAAGACGCTTTGTTGGTCTGGTTGGGGCTTTTCGTCCCCCAACAAGTGACCCTAATGCCGCAGCACCCATAGAAGCGCCAGCTAAACCAAGGCCTAGCTTTAAAACAGCTTTGCGAGGGTCAGGTGCTCCGCCACTCTGTGTTTGCTTAGTGCATTTAGCGTTGGCAGGGATGCCTGACTGTCCGCACTTTTTATCAAACTTAGTTTGTTTACTCATAACTTGATGACTAACGTCGTGCAAGTCCTGCAGTAATTGGTTTGCGATTAGCCTTACGCTGACGAGCTGGTGAATTAGGTACAGTTGCCTTTAAATTAGCAATACCCTCTCTGGCATAAGCACGAGCAAGATTGCGTGTTTGCATACCTTGCATCAACATTTGTTTAGCCTGACCCTCCAACATTGCTTCCCTGCCACGGAAAGCACGCAGTTTTTTATCCTCCATTAAATTCTTGGCTGATTTTAAAGATGCAACCAAGGTATCATTACCTTTGGCTTTAACCTTTTTAATCTTCTGCACCATTCTTTCACCGAATTGCTTTCTTGAAGCGGCATAGTTAACGCCGCCTACAGCCCCTGAGATTAAAGCAGTTGCTGCAAAACCTTTTGCTAGTTCAAGACCAGGGTTAAATGATCTCTTCTTTGTTGATCTTCGTCCAGCCGCAGTAGTTTTAGAGCACTTAGCCTTTTCTGGAATACCAGACCTGCCACATTTTTTATCTGAACGGATCAAAACTGATTCAAAATCTGCAGCAATCGAGTCGCACTTCTTTCCATAACCATCTGCATAACTAGATTTACGTCCGACCATATCTTTCTTAGAGCACTTACAAGGCTTCTTGCCTCCAGCGCACGTCTTACACCCTTCCTTGTCGTAATAACCAGCTGGATTACCTTTAGGATCTTGGCGCTTCTGACCTTTAGCAGTTTTAGCTGACTTCTTGAAGTCGTCTCCGCTAGGTGCTCCTTCAGCACCAGGCTTACGCATAAGCTCTACTTTTGTAGCACCACGAACCTTTTGCGCTTCAATACGACGCCGTTTTGCAGCGATATTTGCATAGAGACCACGCTTATCTACACGGTCCTTAAAACTACTTTTCATGTCTTTCTTGCAGGGGTAGGTCCAAAGTTTTCAAATGATGCTGGACCGTAACTTAAGTCCACACCCTTTTCCTTAGCGTAGCTAACAACTTCCTTACGATGTTTCTTCCTCAGTTCGTCGTACTCAGGATCGATTTCAAATACATCATCAGAATATGGTGCTAGATAACAGCGACACCTGGGATGACGAGGAACTGTAATTGCATTCCTCTTAAACACGTTGCCAGCCTGGGATGTGCAGACAGGACACGTCCGATCGTCAGATGTAGCAAAGTAGATCACTAGCTCAACACCATTCTGTGCGTAGTAATTCCTAGACGCTTCATTATGAGCTCTTAGTGACTCCGTTCTTACAATGACTTCAGCGCGTGCTTTAGTCACACTCAAACGACGCCTAAGATCCTTAGTCATCAATTCAGTTGGACGCCCTTCGGCAATTCCTTGCGCTAATACTTCTGCAGCGGTAGTTGAAAATGTACGTCCATGCTTTTCTAGGTATCCTCTTGCTTGCCGTGCTGCTGCTGTCACTGCTTCAATTGGTACTGTTACAGCGACTCGAGACGTTGTCACGGACTGTGATAACTGTTCAGCTAGATCTAGCCCAAAGGTTGTTGAGCGAGATAACAGGCGACGAAATGACCGTAAGTATTCGTCAGCCTGGTCAGGGCGTAAAGCAGGAATCAGCTCCAAAGTCCGAGCGTTTCTCTCTGCAGTCTGAAATTGACCGCTACGTAACTGAGCGTAGGTACGTCGAAGAAGACGATTGAAACTGCGATCCAGTGACTTATTGACGATATCAATAGTCTGTTGCTCTTGGTTTTTCAGAGCGCTGTTATAGGCTTCAATTAAGTCTTCCATCGCTCAAAGAATATCGTTCATTAGTAGCGTTTCCATCAATATTGCGTACAAGCCATTGCGGATGATCTCAAGCTCTACCTGATCATCTGGATCACCACCTGGCCAATTCTTATGTGCGTCATGGACTGTTCTATGCAGCATACGCAACGCAGAAAGGTTGCAGTTAATGTTTACCGGGATGTCGCCGTTATCAGTTGGCATCATTACCGAGAGGTCTTACCTGAACACTTCCATTTAGCCCTAGACAGACACAAGGGCGTATTGCGATCCTTACCGGCGCAGTTCTTATTGTGTGACTTCATATCTCCGAAGCTACGAGCGCAATAGCTGTTGCCTCTTTTAGTCCCTGGAGCAATCGTGTAGCCCTTAGCTCCATATTTGACAGTGCGCTTACGACCTGTTTTGGGGTCAGTCACTGTCTTGCTGTACTTTTTTCCTTCGGCATCCGCAGCCTCCGCATCTCGAAACAATCGCTTGTGCTTCAGAGCTACAGGTCGATCTGCCTCGGTGTAGTAAGGCATCTGTTGCGAAGTAAAACTACGTTTAGAACGAGCACCATATTTACCAGTACCTTTCGCACGAAATTTACTGAGTTGGCGTTTTTGATAACTAGATAGACCAAACTTTGATGCACTAGTCTTTCTTTTTTGAGTGATTTTAGTTAGGGCCATAGCTCCACCTGCAATTAGTGCAGTTGCTGCAAGACCTTTTGCTAATGCACGCGTAGAGTTGCCTTTTGAACCTTTAGTGCATTTTTTAGAAGAGCTGATATAACTACCTCCACATTTAGAACCCTTCGTATCAATACGGCTATCAGTCGTGTTTCTAGGATTGGATTGCCAATTAGAATATTGAGGCTTTGCTCCTGGTGAGTTCAAAGACGTAAGTCCTAAAGAACTTCGATTCTTCCTCATCTGACTGTTTATACTGCGAGCGCTAGATGTACCTTGGTTAACGCCACTTGTAGTAGCTCGTACAATATTGCCTAGCGTGATCTTAGATTTACTTCGAGCACGCAGGACTAGTCTCTCGCGTCCAGGTACTGATTCAGAGAGAGCTTTAATCTTTGCTTCATTAGCTCCAATAGACTTTAAGCGAACAGCAGACTCTGCAATCCACTTTCTGGTCTGCTTTGGATCCGTCGACTTTGCTATTTGGTCTTGGAGTTTATTCCAAGCTGCACGGTCTGCAGCAAGTTCAGTTCTGCGGCGTGCAATATTCTTTCTAACCCTTACTGCGGCAGCAGCCACACCTGAAACACGAGCCTCAAACTTAGATGCTCTTTTAAAATTGCTGGAGATACCTGCACCAGCTCCAGCAGCAAGAGCCGCAAGTGTTGCTGGTCCTGCAATAGCTGGATTAAATGCAGAAACTAAACCAGCAGCGGATGCTGCATTCTTTGCTACTTCTGCAGGACTAACTCCTTTACGATTAAGTGCTGCACCTGCAGCCGCAGCTCCACCAGCAGCAAGAGCCAGCTTAGTGAATTTAGATAGACTCTCACCGCGTCGTCTGGCAGCGATTTTATTCTTCAGCTCTGTTGGGAGAGTGGCTAAATTTCCTCTCGTCGGCGCTGTCTCTCCTTCGCCTTTTAGACGACAGTTCCAATGAGCAGGAATACAACGTCCACCACAAGGCTTACCTTTTTTCGTGCAAGCACGCGTTTTAGCATCGCCTCGTAGAGACGCTAAATACAGTTCTTTTTCTTCAGTTCGCTTGGTCACGGATAATCAAACGTGGTTTTCAGGTGCTCAATATCAACGTCTTGTAGCTGTTCGATGCCACCGACTTGTTTGTCGCTTGCGAAAGTCTGTAGTGCTTTCTTAGCGGATCTAGAAGAATAGAAACCAAGAAGTAATGGTCCTGACTCCATTGTGCCGTCTTCTCGCGTAAAGTGTCCGCGATAGATCTTCCGATCGTTAAAACGATTACCAATCAGGACTAAACCTTCAGCATCGTTTCTTTGCCCATCTAAGTAAGTCAGATGGCCTACACGAAAGGCACCATTCGATTTACCTGCTATCAGTGGCAAACCATTGATATGGATGATGTCATCAGCGTCTGTGACTTCTTTCTCTTGTGGCTCCTCTACGGGTTGTTCAGGTTGAGTTGCTTGCTCGACTGCAGCTTGTTGCCCTATATAACCTTGAATTAATGATTCCTGTTCAAGCTCAGCCTTAAGCGTTAAGCGTTCTTCCTCTTCTTCTAAAAGAACTGTCTCGATGCTGTACTCCGTTCCAGAGAAGCGAGCCTTACGAACTTCTAATGGAGTAAGTACACCTAAATCCATATAGATTTTATCTGTATCTGCAACCTGTTTGCGGAGCTCAGCTTTGTCCTTATCAGACTCAGAGAAGTAAGGAGGAAAGTAAACGCTCCACTCTTCAGGGACTGTGCCTTGTGTTGGTCCCTCTGGCATCTCCAAAACCAGCTGAAAGAACTGGTTCATTGCCTTGCGTAGGGAGTGCGTTTGATAGCGCTCTACTGATGCTGCCCAGCTCTTATCCTCATATTTGCCACTCTCGCTTAGTCCACCACTAGGTGATGTTCCAAAGAGCAAAGTCTTCGGCATACCAGCAGCAGCTACAAGATCATCTGTAAGCCGATCAAACACATCTTGAGCACCACTTAGGCTCCTCGAAGCAAAGGAAACTTCTTCCTCCACGTCCAGACACATACCTCCATACAACGACCTGGCCAACGCATTGGCCTCTAGACGGCTCTTCAAGGCCTTCTCGTTCCCACTTGACACCTTGGAGGCCAATCCTGGGATTTTGTGTACAAATAAGTCCATCTCATTGAGCATCGTAGAGATGCCATCTGTGGCTCCTCGATACCTTTTCCATACCTCAAAGAAGGGTTGCAAATAAGATTGTCCCCATCCCTCATTGTTTAGGCGTTGACGCCAGGGGAGATATAAACCATCGATCCGAAGAACCCTCGAGCTATGGACAAGCAGGTAATTAAGATCGTTCTCCTGCGTTATCGCTTTACTAGTTGAAATTCTGTAAAGCTCGGGCTTTCGGTAGTTGAGGTAGTTGTAGTCGTGGGGGCAGATTTCTTTACGGGAGAGCGGGACGAGATCTGCAATGCCGCGAACACGCTGAGGCTGTACAGGCTCAGAAGGCTCCAAGCCGTCATCGAGTACAAGAAAGAGCGCAGCCCCTCCATAAATTCTTTGTAGTTTGAGTGTTTCTTCGATGAATGAAAAGAAGTCAAGTTCCTCCAGATAGTTTTCAAAGGATTTAATGATCCCGTCGTATTCTTCTGTCTCTTCACCCAACTTGATGGTTGGTTGCTCTGAAACAGCTGCCTCAGCGTAAATATCAATCACTCTCCGACAGAGAGGGTCGTAATAAAGCGCTTCTAGTTCTGTCTCAGACAGAGTACGTGGTGTTCGCAGCGAGTAATACTCGCTTTTATCCTTCTTTGTGCCAAGGCCTGAAATGGCGTTGATCAACACACCATCACTACGGACTTCGGAATCCATTTTGATTTTGGAAGTTTCAAAAGATTCCGCCAAAGTTTCCGCCTTAACTCATTAACTCCAGCCTACCTAGTAAAGTCTTGAGCTTTGATGCTCGGGTCTGGTGATATCGATGTAATTCCCGAATATTCTTAATGAGATCAGAGTGGAAATGGTAATCAGCCTCTTCGTAATCAAAATATTCGCTTAATGAATCCATTAAACCCTCACAGCGTTGCTTCCGTCTTTCCTGTTCTTTATCCATCAGATTAAATCCAGCCAATCGGTTGTGGGTGTTGTAGCAACTGATGAAAGAGCAAGAGCTAAAGCCATCACAGAGTCATCATGAGCGCCTTCTCCAGCAGACCGATCACCAGTTTCTAACTGACGAAACATCAGTAGCTCAGAGTAAAAAGGATCGCGGGGTAGCTTCAACTCCTCTCGCTCAAGGAAATAAGTGATCCTGTCGGTGTTTGAAATCTTATTTGGACGGTTGGTATGGAATGGTTCGACCATGTATTTTGCAAGCGCCTTTGACAAGATCTCAGACACCACAGCTCCAACACCGTTCTTCTCAACGATCACCTTTGTAGGACTGAAGTTCTCTGCCTGCTCGATGATCTGCTTAATACACCAGTCAGAAGACTTGTAGCGGACACGGAAGATATTAATGACCTGATATGGCGTTGTAGTGATATCCAAGACAACAGAGCACCAATAATCGTCCCCGCCAGCGGCTGGATCGACTGCGATTACGTATTCCCTATTGATATAACCAGTTTCGATAAGGTTGCCATGACAGGCTTTTTCTACAAGCTCAGGTGGGAAAACTTGTGCATCTGAAGCGACAAAGTCCATCTCATATTCCTGCCTCCAAGATCTCTCGCTGAGCTTTGCCTTGTCCTTTGTTTTCTTGGCCCAATCCGGATCATTGGCATAGATAGGAATAGTCGAGT